GCGGCCTTTCGATCCGACAACTGTATTCCAATTCATGCGCAGTGGTTCGCCCTTTTTCTTCTGGCCGATTGCCGTGAAGAACGCGGACAGAAGTCCCTCCGTCTTTGTGTGCAGGAACAGATTGTGGAATACGATGACGTTACCGTGCTCCGGGGAATGGATGGTGATTTCCAGCTTTGCCTGGTTACACGGCGGAAGATTGGCGCTCCCTTGGAATCGTGCGCGTTCGAACTTTGTTACCGTGAAGTTGTAATCTCCTTCGGGAAGAAGAACATACTCCCCGGCATCTTTTTCGATTGTGTCGTCCCAGTTCAGTTCGCGGTCGATTTGCGACATGTAGCATCACTCCTGTTCTGATTAATTGAAAGGAATTTCATCGCGCAACTCTTCGATCATTGCGAATACTTTCGGCCACGCAGCCACCAACACGCCTTCGATAAAGCCGGGATCGTAATTGGTGATCGGCGTATCGGCGGGATAGTATCCGCGTTTGGCCACGACATGTTGAATTTCCCATTCCGATACCTGGTGCCGGATCATGAGGTCACGTAGTGATGCAGGAATATTCGGGTTGATGTCGACGCTGACGGACGGATCTGGCGCCGGCGAGGTGTTGGCGATCGCCGGAGCCGTGGTCTGTTCGACGGTGGACTCAGCCGGCGCAAAAGCTGTTTCCGCGGCAGGTTGTGCCGGTTCTGCGGCCGCTGTAGGCCCGGGCTGTGCTGTCGGCGTTTGTGCCTGGGACGTGACCACGGGCTGATTGGAGAAGATATGCGCAATATGCGAGTAGTCAAGCGGCAGCTCGTCCGGCAGGCCGTGACGGTTTTTCGCGTCCCAGACCGGATGATGCGTCGTGTACATGACACGTGCGCCACCCTGCGCCTTGTGCTTGCGGCCGCTGTCGTCCGCGGCAACAGAAAACGTTTTGTAGTTGAGGAACAGGACGATGTCCGCCCATTCCTTGACGAGAGCCGCCGTTCGCGATCCGGTTTTTGCGCCGAGCTTGAGCTGGTACCGGTCGTAGGCGCCCATTTCGTCCGGCTGCTCGAATTTTACGATCTGGCTGTGCGCCGTCAGCACGACGTGGATGCCAGCTTCGACGACATCGGTGAGCAGATTCAAAAACCGTCCGAATTCTTCCGATGCGTAAACGTAGCCCTTGCCGTACCCGAAATCTTCGATGCCCCTTTTGTTGTGCTGGGTGCAAACATGCTCGTTGCAGAGCATTTCCGCCCAGTCGATTGTGTCGATCACGAGCGTCCCGATCTGCGCCGGACCCTGCTGCTTGACCCATTGAACCTGCTGCTTGAGCATTTCCCAGCTGGTCGGTTTCTTCAGCCGTCGGACATCCATTTCGGTCGTCGAACCTTCGGTGTCGATGAATATCGGATTCGGGAATCTGGCGGCCAGAGAGGATTTCCCGATCCCCTCCGGACCGTACAGCACGACCTTCTTGGCCTTCTGGATTTTACCGCTGATGATTTCAAACATGATCAAAACTCACCTGCTTTCCACGTCGGCGCCGTCTGCGGAGCCGTCCATGTCGGGCCGGCGTCGATTTCACCTTCCGGCTTCGGCTGCTGGATCGTGATGCCTTCCTCGCCGACGACGTATCCGTCCTCAATGATGATGCTGCACTCATCGCCGGTGCTCACGCGCGTCGCGATCGCCTGCAGCCCCTCCTGCTCGAGCCACTGGCCGAACTCACGCAGCGTGTCCAGGTCCATCTGTTCCAATTTGTCTATGAGGACGAAACCGCACTGTGGCTTGAGCTTCCGGACAATCGCGGTCGCCACCTTAAGCTGATCCGATCCGCTCATGTTGTCCCATTTTTGTCCGTTGTAGACCAACTCGCCGTCCTGCACGGACAACCCCGGAAGAGGCAGGTTTGCGTTCGCAAGAAGGTCAATTTTCGCCTTGCGGACAGCTTCAATTTCTACAGTCAACGCATCGTACTGGCGGGCATATTCCCGCGCTTCCTCCTCGGCCTTCTCTTTGTCCAGATTCGCGCGGACTTTCCGGTTGATCTCGTCGATTTGCGCGATGCTGGCTTCCAGCTCGGCGGTCGATTCGTCAACGAGATCCTGCGCGTCTTTCTGCGCGATGGCAAGGTCTTGCTGCAGCTGGTTGTACTTCTCCTGCGCAGCGTTCAGCATGGCCATGAGGCGTGCTACTTCCTTGCTTTGCTGTTCAAATTCCGCCTGGATCTGCTGCACGCGCATCCTCTTCCGTTGGTTCTCGCCGTTCTTGGCGAGGATCTCCTGTTGCTTCTTGATGAGATCCGCGGCCGACACCGGTTCCTTCGGCGCGTCCGGGTAGTATGGTTGCTCCTTCGCAAATTTCGCCTTTTGGTCAGCAATCTGGCCAATCGCGTGCCGCTGGTTGTAGAGCTCTTGCTCTTTTCGTTCGAGCTCAAAGAGTTGATCACCAACGCCGATAATGCGCAGCAAGATGTTCGCCTTCTCCTTGCTCGAGGCGTTCAGAAACTTCGGCAGGTCGATGGCCAGCTCTTCGACAAAGCTGTCCAGCAGCTGCTGACCGTGCTTCTGGCCGTTCGGATCGATGACCTTCAGATCGCTGTTCTTGCCCTTTCGTTCGACGATGAGGCCGTTTGACAGCACGATATGGAGATAGGGCGGCGTGACCGATCCCTCACGTTCCGGTTGCGACGGCCGGTGTTTGTTTCCGCCCAGCGCCCACGCGATGGCATCCAGCACGCTGGACTTACCCTGGTTGTTCTTTCCTCCGATGATAGTCAGGCCGTTCGGCGTCGGCTCGATTTTCACGGCCTTGACGCGTTTCACGTTCTCAATCTCGAGTTTGTTGATCTTGATGCTCAACGCCACTTCCTCCTTTTCATTTGTTCGCGAGCAATAATCTTCTCAACAGCAGCGGTCATGCAGATGACGTGATGACCGCCGCCAATGTCGACTTTCAGCCAAGTTCGAGCGACTCCCCACACGTCGACGACGATGCCGGTTTCGCCGGTCCGTAGCTTGACTCGATCGCCTTTGAGGACGGTCACAGGCGATATCGCTCCTTCAAAACAACAGCAGCCGCCTCGTGATGCCGCTTCCGCGCCTCGAACACCTTCGCGGCAATCAGCCGGTTGAGCCGCGCTCGGCTGTCGTCGTGGCACCGGAGCGCCTGCTCCAGCAGCACGCTGCCGATGATGGCGGCCTCTTGGCCGTCGAGCTCGATGGTGATTTTGGGCTTGAGCTCCATGTCTTCCCCTCCCCGCCCCACCTGTGGTATGATGGGGCTGAATTAGTTGTTTTCTTTGTCCACCGTTTCCGCGGTGGATTTTTTCTTTTTCCAGCGGCGCTTGGTACGATCGACGGCATTTTGCAGAGCGACCATACGTTCAGCAAACGTCAATGCTTGCCATGTCCGGGCTTTGATACGCATCGGTGGTCACCTCCTTTCAAGCGGATTCTCCAAATGTCATTTCCCAGCTGCCGTTCTCGATCATCTCGAGCCAGCGCACGAACGTGATACCGTACTTTTCATGCAGTTTCAGCGCTACGAACAGCCTACCGAGTCGATCCACCAGGTCGTCCGGGTGCGCGTAGCCGTCGTCTTCGCGGCAGGGACGGGGTTGATTGGTCATGGCAGTTCACCCTTTCACCCGATCACTTTCATTCCACCCGTCCGGCGGTTCCCGGTTCGCCTTCCGCACCAGCTGGGACAGCTGTGCACCCGCCGGCTTCTTCTCCGGCTCCGGCAGCGGCGGATAGATGTACCAGCACGGCACCCAGATCCCGCCGTCCCGTACCGCGCCGTCGTGTTGAATACGGACCATCTTCCGCGCCTCGCTTATGCCGCGCACCGTGACGTTTTCGCCCCGGTAGCTGACGCGATCGCTGCGGCGGATTTCCAACGGCGGGTGTCCGACGCGGTGGATGATCATTACGCCCACCTTCCGCCGACGAATCTCGGGCCTGCATCCTCGATTTCCGAGATGTGTTCCCGATCGCTCGCCCGGCGCGTGATCACCATGCCGAGTTCACCTTCTACCGTGGTATGGCTCAATACCCGGCCACCGAGCGCTTTCCACGCGGCGAGCTTTTCCTCGATCGCCCTTTCGTCATCTCCGATGATGTAGTGGTTCTGACCGTCCATCCATACACGCACAATGTGGATCAATGCTTCGTCACCTCCTCCGGATATTCCATCCCCCGCACCGGCCGGTACGACCGGGCTGCCGCGTCCGGCTCCCCGCCGCGCACCCGATCCAACCTGGCGCGGTACCGTTCATACTGCCGGCGGGCCCATTGGGCGAGGGGTTGGCGGTTCTGGAGCAGGGCTCGCTCCTCCAGGCTGAGGAAGAACAGGCAGATGTCGAAAAGTTGGGTTCGGGTCATCCCGTTCGAACCTCCTTTCGATAGTTGGCCTCCTCCTGCTCCCTGATCCACTGGTCGAGTCGGCGGCTGCTGAACAGGTACCGCGGGTTCTTCGACCCTTCAGCACCGTAGACCCGGTGCGGTATCCGCTTTTCGCGGCACAATCGACGCAATGTGTAGTCCGACATGTGCAGGTACTCGCAGGCCTCGGCGAACGTGAGCGTGCGGTCTGGGGTGACGTTCAGTTCGGAGCGAAGTTCGTTGAGAAGTTCGGCTTTGAGCTGCTCTTTCAGGTCAGCGATGATGGCGGCGAATGCTTTTTCGGGAGTCATGGGTGGCCTCCTTTCTTACAGGATTTTCATCACCCTCCGTCGAATATTGGAAGTTGACTAGGCTTGCCAATTTCGAGGAAAGGAGGTGCTTTGGCTTGAAGCTGGATCGTGATTGTGTAAGAGATTTTCTGCTGGCGCTTGAATCGCTTGGACCCGGGCAAACTTTGACATCGGATAATTACCAGTCCATACC